ATAGTTAAACTTTAAACAGTTAGGAGATTTACAAGTGATAGTATTTATTGGTGATTTTGTTCGACTAAACGACACAGACAACTGGCTCGAAGTTACTGACATTGAGCCGTATGATATTTGTGTACTGCAAAACGGTATCCGAGTATGTGCATCAGACGAATATATTGCAGAAGCTAAGAGCAGTAACGAGTTTATGCAAATCAAGACAAACAATACTGGATCCAGGCCATGGCCGCGTGGCCACTAACAAGGAAAAGACTATGCCCATGTTGATTATAACCGGTCAGATAAAAGGAAAGGCTTCCGGACTTATAGACTTGTATGTATACAACCTATGTAAGGAATTGGGTATAAACCGGATGCATCGAAAACTCATTGAACTCAACTTTGTTACAGACTTAGAAGGCCTGATTGGTGATGCTTGGGTTGATGAAAAAGAAGGATTTGCTCAGATCAATATTGCACGTAAATGCGAAGATGAGAAATTGGATTATGCTGATATGATGGAGACTCTAGCTCATGAAATGGTTCATGTGAAACAGTTCTTCCGAAAAGAATTAGATGTATCTAGCGCGAATAGTGTATGGAAGTGGAAAGGCCGCAACGCTGGTGGTTACAAGTATGAGAACCAACCATGGGAACTCGAGGCATACCGTAGACAGGCTGACTTATACCAAAAATGTTGGCCCTTATAACTAAATGTTCTAAAAATAAATGAAGAACGTGTTGACACAAGGTATGAGCTGTAGTATAATATACCCATATTAAGAAATAAAGATAAGGAATTAAATTATGAAGATTTATATGAACGTACTAAAGGGTATTATCGTGGGAATTATTGTAGGAGTTGCAGCAATTTCTGCAATATCATTTGCAACTGACATTCCAGAAGTTCATACAAGTTACTCATCTGGTGAGTGTGTTAAGGTGGTTAACTTTATCGAGTCTGACAAGTATACTTGCGAGAACTTTCCACACCGTTATAACCGAGTATGGGTCAAATAGATGATTAGAATTCTTAAAGAAGTAACCGACTGGGGTACCGATGATGTTTCTAATGGTACTTACTATGTAAACGAACAAGGTCAATTAGTTGCTTATATGCCCAAAGGTGGTGCTTATAAAGAATTCACTAAACCAATGAAACAGTTTTCTACATCACGTAGGAAGTTCAAAGAGCTAGGAACCATTGATGATGAAGACTGCGGCACACCAGTAAAAGGTTCTAAGGGTAACACATACTATGTTAAAGATGAGAAGTGTTCATGTCCTGGTTTTAAATTCCGACATAAATGCAAACACATATTAGAGGCCGCTGCATGAACACCAGTTTATCTTATTGCGATTATATTGCTCATACCGTGGTTAAACCTGCACTGAATGAAGATGTTGAAGACCGTGACGGCCCTTTATCTACGGTAAGTAAAATAGGCAATGATCTAGCTAAAGACGGTTGGGTCCTGAAGACCACTAAGAGAACTATTGATGTAACCGATGTAAATGGCAGAGAGTATAGAATTACTATTGAAGATATCACAAAAATAATTTCAGAAAAGTGTTGACAAACTGGTAGAACCATAGTATAATATACCCATACTAAATAATAAGGATTTAAATTATGAATAGAATTGAAATGATCAAAGCGGCCGCTGAGAAGGGTGAAATTAGAAAAGCAATTGGAAATGTTGCTATCAGAAAGAAGTCTATCAAAGAAGAAATGAAGCTTCACAAGAAATTGACCAGGTCAATGAAAAAAGCTGGCCATCAAGCCCCATCAAGTTTGGAAGCATTTAGGCCAGAGGTTATGTACTACTCTGACAAAGAAACCCAAGACTTTATTGCGGGTAGTTCCATAATGGAAACATATGAAGCTATGAGAAGTCAAGACGACTATTAAGAGAACACCAAAGAAAGATGGAGAATAACATGAAGTCTACCTATATGGAAGTATCTTCCTATCAAGAAAAAAATCTCAAAGCAACTGTTTTGAGGACGTCAGGCCTAACAAAGAATTACTATGGATGTAAGTTTTACATAGATGATAGCTCTTTAGGTATTGAATGGTACGAAAATAAGAACGTACGGTACGCAGAAGATGCCGCAGAGAATTACGTACTTGGTGTAAAGAAATATCCAGCCTAAGTTCAGTTAACCCCCTGATGATGAGTTTCTGCTCCTAGGGGGGTTGACACATCAATAAAAATGTAGTATAATATACACATACTACATACGGAGTAAGTTATGGTAAGTAAAACATTAGAGAAGGCCAGAGTAAAAGGCCGCAAGAACAGAGTCACTATTGATGACCAGTATATGGGACCTGAACCATGGTGGGATAAAAATACACCACCGCCGGCAGATGCATCAGCTCGGTCAGCAGCATGGACTCGCGGTGCTCAATGGTACAATTACTATTCAAAACCAAAAGACTATACTGGGACTACTTTAAAGTATGCCAAAGAAGTATTGAACTTTGATAAAGAACAAATCAATGCTCTCAAGACACTCTCTGATTGGGAATTGAATTATGGTGTAGGAGCTATAACGAAACTATACTTTCGTGGGTGGAACCATGAAGATATCTACCTAGAAAGAGTTTCAGAACATTTAAATGCAATGGTTATTGCTGGTAAAGAAGTTGCTATAGAAAAGAAAGTAGTTGCAGCTGATGCACCGGCCTTTATAAGTCCCGCAAAAAGATCCTACAATAACATGATGGAGACCATTCATGCAGACTGGTCCGATATTGTAATTGACTCTTGGATGGTAGGCGACTTTAAACCAGAATTTAATGTGTACGACCTATGGAAAAAACATGGCCTTAAAAGTAATGTGATCAATGCATTCAAGGCCAAGATTCAATTTGAATATGACTTAGTGTTCGATGCTTATAACAAGACGTGTGAGCAAGCGGTTGAAGCATACTCTCATATATCCCCAAGACGTCAGAAGAAGATGCTGAACCTAATGGATGGTATCTTTGCTGACCTAGAGAAGTTGAAGACCAGTTTCAAAGCTGTTAAGATACCTAGAGCTAAGAAACCTAAATCAACCGATCTACAAGTTGCCAAGTTACAGTACTTGCAGGAACATATCGAGTCCAAAGTCACTTCTATTAATCCCGTATTGATACCGACTAAAGAGATGTTATGGGTCTACAACACTAAACAGAAGGCGCTCACACAGTATGTAACTACGTCTACTACGGGTTTTGAGATAAGGGGTAGTACTATTAAGAACTTTGATGATACCCTATCCAAAACATCTAGGTTACGAAAGCCTCAGGATGTATTACCAGAAATATTAAAACTCACCCCCAAACAGATGGACAAGAGAGTCTGGGATAAACTCACCACTAAGATAAGTGTGCCAAACGGTCGGATCAATAAAGACTGCGTACTACTTAGGGTAATATAAGGAACATATGATTGAACAAAAGATTATGACGAGGAAGAGGTTTTCTACCGCGGTAGAAGGACTTGTTGCAAAGAGTAGGGATCTGTCTTATATAGAGGCAGCTGCTTACATCATAGAAGAACGAGGAATGGATTTTAAAAGTTTAAATAGGCTTTTATCTGAATCCCTTAAACAAAAAATCGAAGCGGAAGCTACAGATTTAAACCTGCTTAGAATTAAGCAAACTAATAAACTACCCCTATAGGAAATATTATGACTAATGTGATTATACCTTCATCTGCCGTTGACAAGAAGCGCATCAAGGATTGTGTTATTGAGATCAGTAATGCTAAAACCCAGATGGAAGCACAACGTGACTTCATTAGAGAAGCCATTAATTCTTGTGTAGATGAAGTTGAAGTTGATAAGAAGCATCTTAAAAAGATGGCAGATATCTACCACAAACAAAACTTACTAGAAGTAGTAGGCGCGGTAGAAGATGTTGAAGCCTTATACGAGAGCGTTATGGCGTAATGATGGACCCTTTTGATTCTTATAAGTTATATAACGCACTCAAGCTTCACTTTGAAACTGACGGGTACGATGCAATCAAATATAATTATAAATCAAATGTGTCTGCTCAATCCTTTTTTAAGAGAAGGGATAAGTACTTCTTTGCTAAAGTGGCAAAGAACTATGAGAAGGATTTGTTAACATACTTTGTATCCAACTTCAAAAATGGAGTTGGGTATGTAGGTGATATGATTAATGAAGACGGACAAAGGAATTATTTAGATCATAAGAGAATACATGAATCAATACACCGTGTATTCTCAATTGATATAAATAGGATTAATGAACAGGGTTTGATGTTTGATCAGAACTTTAAGAGTGAAGACGGACAACTACCCTTGGTCATTAAGTTATGGATGCAGGAAGAAATTAGTTTAGAGACTGTTGTCATTCTGAATTCCATATTTGGGTTTATTGGAAAAGAATCTGAGAAGATAACAGACACTATTATGTGGCCTGATACTAAACGGAAGATTGAAAAGTACACCCCATTTGTAAATTATAACAAAGATAAATGCATGAAGTTGTTGACAAATGTGTTTGTTTGATGTATAATGTACTTATAATTATGAATAAAGTGAAATACAATAGAAACGGTAATAATACCGTAATACAATGCATATACAACGGAGTAATATAAATGTCATTTGCAAACCTAAAGAGCTCACGAGGCTCGTCAATCGACAAACTCGTAAAAGCTGCAGAAGCAGTATCTACTAAAACAGATTCAAAATCCGGTTACGGTGATGATAGGTTTTGGAAACCAACCAGAGATAAAGCAGGAAACGGTTATGCCGTAATCCGATTCTTACCAGCACAAGAGGGTGAAGACCTTCCTTGGGTAAGGTATTGGGATCATGGCTTTAAAGGTCCTACTGGTCTTTGGTACATTGAAAACTCTTTAACTTCAATTGGTCAAGATGATCCAGTAAGTGAAGCTAACGGTCTACTATGGAACTCTGGCCGGGATGAAGATAAAGCCGTTGCTAGAGACCGAAAGCGCAGGTTACACTATGTAAGTAATATCCTCGTTGTTTCAGATCCTAGTAACCCAGAGAACGAAGGTAAAATATTCCTTTATAAGTTCGGTAAGAAAATCTTTGATAAGATTATGGAATCAATGCAGCCTGCATTTGAAGACGAGACTCCTATCAATCCTTACGACTTCTGGGAAGGTGCTGAGTTTAAAATTAAGATCCGTAAAGTAGAAGGGTGGGTTAACTATGACAAGTCAGAGTTTGCTAAACCAGCCTCACTATTTGAGGGTGATGAAGAGAGACTAGAAGATGTGTATGGGAAACTATACTCTCTGCAAGATTTCCTCAAGCCAGAGAACTACAAAACTTATGATGAACTGAAAGCTAAAATGAATAAGGTTCTAGGAGTTGATGCCGGTGCTCCATCTATGGAAATGCCAGCAATGAATGTAGTTAATGAAACTCCAATGACAACGACTGCAACTGCTGCTCCAGTCATGGATGCTGCCGCCTCAAGTGATGATGAAGATGATACTTTATCATACTTTGCTAAGTTGGCTAAAGAGAACTAAAGAATCCTGCCTTAGGATAAACCTGTTGACAGGTTATAGGGACTCTTAATTGAGTCCCTTTTTTTATCTACTGGCTAATGCTTCTCTACTTCTATTAGGTTTACTAGGTGACATAACATACGTATCCCCACCCCTAGTAGTAGAGTTATCTGATGTTACAGCATTCACTGCAGAAACAACTGTTGGTTGAGCAGATGATTTCTCTAACTCATTCTCACCAGACATAGTTTTAATCTCTTCGCCTTTCTCGTTAAGGCCATCACCTTGGACTTTCATAGAGTCTATAGCAGAGTCGCCCATAGTAAATACTTTGTTAAATCCGTTCATGAATGCTTCACCCGGAGTCTCACCTCCAGGCATAGCTGCTGCAATTGCATGCATCGCGCCTGATGCAACTGCAGACGGGAATGTAACAATCTTCTTAAATATCTTTAATAGGTTTAAAGCAACATTCTGAATTAAACCACCAATGCCGATATCAGCAATAGAATCTTTAATACTACCTATGAATCCTACAATAGTATCAGTGATAGAAGTGAACAGATTACCTATAAGTTCAGAGAATGAGAATGAATCGAGTTGTTCAGAGAAGTTCTCAAATCCTAACTTACCTGCAATCCACGATATGCCATCCTTTAATAGGTCTAATGGAAGACCAATAAAACCTTTAAGGAATCCAGCTATACCACCAAACAAGCCACCGATAATTCCTTCTAGGAAACCTTTTTCTGAGTACTTATCAAACCCGGCCATGGCACCTTTAAATGTATCGAATAGAGCCATGACAACCGTGATTGGTAAGAATAATCTACCTAGTGTTCTACCGAAACCACCCGCAACTTTAGCAACATTCTTAATAACACCAAAGATTGTTTTAAGAGTACTTGTTACTGGTTTCATTAGTTTGGATACACCACCACCAGGAATCGCACCTTTAAGAGAACGCAGACTCGTGCCTACGGCCTTAATTGGGGCTAGTACAAAGTCCTTAAGGCTCTTAACTGCACCACCTATAGCTTTAAAGGGTTTAGTAAGAGATTGGAATAATCCTCCCAGTTTACCAAGTAACCCTGCTTTACCAAACTGGCCAACTGCTGTTCTAAATGTTTTTAATCCTGCAAATCCTGCAGTGAATGCCCTCTTGATATTGGTTAAACCCTTAGTTAGAGGCTTAAATACATCTCCAATACTATCTGCAATCTTTGCAATACGTGCCGATGCTCCTGTACCGAGACCCTTAATTGATGCGCCTAAACTCTTAGTGAATCCGGAGATGGATTTACCTAACCCCTTACCGATCTTAGCAAGATCAATTCCGAAAAGTTTAGTTACAGCATTCACTGCTTTGAATATTACCTTAGTGAATACCTTAATAATTTTAGTAAATGATTCTGCCACACCCAATGCGAACCCAGCACCCAATGCCAATAGTGCAACTGGGATGGCAAGTAATGCTGCACTTACACCAGCAACCGGACCGTCAATCTTGCCAAGGTCTTCAGTGTTAGATAAGATACCTTCTAAAGCTTCTAATACATTATCTGCATGTGCCCTTGCTTCTTTCTGCCTTTCTAAATCGGCAGGATCCTTAGACTGTAGAGTTCGGATCATTTCTTCCATACTCTTTCTTTGCTCATCACTTAACTTAACGGAGTCATTTAATAGTTGATTCTGTAAGTTATCTGATAAAGCTTGATTGTCTGCAGCTGCCTTGGACAGAGTATTCTGTTCCTGCAACTCCTTTGTCAGGTTAGCAAATGGATCGCCTTGATTATCAGGTGGTGTAGGGTTATCTTTCATCTGTCATTCCTATTTTTTAGTAAAGGCCTGTGCACCAAAGAATGCTGCTACAATACCTGCTACGGCTACAAAGTATGTTGGTGCCATAGAACCAAGAGTTGATTGAGCTTCATTCAACCCAGCAAGTGATGCAAGAACAACTGCGAAAGGATATAACAATAGACCCCATAGGGCAAACCAAGTCATGTTCCTCTGTGCATCGCGCATAGCATCTTGGTCATCAAGTTCTTTTCGCTTGAATTCCAAGTACATATCATGCTCTTCTGTAGATACCTTACCATCGCCATT